GCAGATACCCGGGCTGCGATTGGGCTGGCGTCGGCGAATCTCGACACGCAGATTGCGGCGTTGCCTCTGGCGAGCGTCTGGACATCGACGCGAGCAGGCTATCTGGACTCGGTTCTGTTGGCGGCGAACAGCAATCGGACGGTCCAGGTGACCGGATCAAACCACGTGGCAGCCGACCTGCACGAGTCGCAGCCTGGGTCGATTCATGCGACGACGTTTGATGCCGGGGCGATTGATGCGGCTGCACTGGCGGCAAATGCTGCGGCTGAGATCGCGGGAGCGGTGCTGACTACGGCGATGACCGAGAGCTATCGGGCGACCAATGCTGCACCGACGCTGGCCCAAGCGGCATTCGAGTTGATCGCGCACATGGGCGAAGCGAGCATCAGCGGCACACTGAAGACGCTGAAGAAGCTTGACGGCACGACGGCGAAGACATTCACGCTGGATTCATCGACCACGCCCACCAGCATCACGGAGACGACATGATCGGCTCTCCCTCCTCGGTCCTGACGCTGGGTCTCGGGTCGTGGGGCTCATCGTCGCTGATGTTGACGCTGGGCTACGGGACCGAGGGCGCAGTAGTGACGCTGACCGACTCCCGGCTGGAGTACACAGTGGGAGCGTCGAGGCTGGGCTATACGATCAGGCCCGGCGTGGTAGGCTATTCGGTAGACCGGTCGATCTTGGGCTACGAGGTGAAGCGATGAGCGATCTTACCTGTCGGCAAGTCTACAGCGTGGCCCGGGGTGAACTGCGGGCGGTGCTGGTGGACTATGGGGAGAACGCTGCGGGGGCTGAGACGGGAGCACTTAAGGCAGGCGACACCCTGGCGAGTGCGACCATCGCGGTGTCGAGCAAGCCAACGGGAGCGAGTGACCCAACGTTGTCAGCGGTCACGGTCAATGGTGCGGTGGTCTACGTCAACGGGCGTGCGTGCTCAGCAGGTGAGGCGGCATCGTTCACGCTGACGGTCGGAGCATCGCAGACGTTCGGTCGCTATGTGCTGCTGATCTCGGGGACGACAGCCAGCGGCGAGATCATCAAGCGGCGGTTGCTGGTCGATGTGGGGGCTGAGTGATGGCGAGACGTAAGCTACCACGAGTCGAGTTGCCAGCAGATCAGGAGATACGCTACGGCGCGATGACCCAGGCGATTGACCACACAGGGCTGGTCCGCACTGTGGCATTCTGTGAGTTCGGCGGTCATCTCTACCAGATCGAGAAAGGGCAGCCGACTGGCCTGAGATGGTACAAGGCTTGGGATTGTCGGGCATGTGAGTTGGTCGAAGTGGAGTTCGGGCTGTTGGTGAGCGATGCCTAAGCTACCACAGCCACACCGCAAGAGACTCCCGCAGATCAAGAGGCACGAGTACAGCAAGTGGTATCACCTCCCGTTGTGGCGACGACTGAGACAACAGGTGATGGAGCGCGATGCGTGGACGTGTCGAGCATGCGGCCAACCCACTGGAGCATCGGGCAACTGTGACCACATCGAGCCCCATAAAGGGAACTGGGATCTCTTCGTTGCGATGCACAATCTTCAGGCACTCTGCCAATCTTGCCACAGCCGCAAGTCGGCGACCGAGTGACTGCCACGACGGCAGCCGAAAAAACTTGCGGGAACGTGTCATTTTGGCAGCCAAGGGGGGGTCTCAAGACCTGGCCGGAAACGTACAGAACCGCGGCGTGGATCGGCTACATATTTTTGACACCCAAAACTCCCCTCGGCGGGGGGGTTGGGGGGATTTGGCAGTCTGGGCCGGTCGGGCCGGTTGGGAGGGGAGCCACAATGGCAGGTGACAATGAACTGGCAGCGGTGCCCACGATTGGGGCAACTGCCATAAGTGACAGGACGGCATCGAGCGATTTGCGCCTCATTCAGCAGGCCATCCGCAACAGATGGGACATCCCCGAGCATGTGCTCGCACAACTCCCCGGCGCGATGGCGATGATCGCATTGTCTGAGGCGCACGATGACCGGGCACGCATCAACGCCGCGAAGGTGTTGGTGTCGATGAACGGGCAGAACTCAGCGTCAGAATCCAAGACTGTCAACGTGACCATCTCGCACCCAGGGGCCGATCTGCTCGACTGATGGCGTACCGATTCTGCGAAGAGACCGCGACGCGGGCCGAACGATTCTTCTCTCAACTCTTGACCTTCGTCGAAGGCGAGAAGGCAGGGAAGCCGTTCGCGCTTGAGGCGTGGCAGCGGAAGATTGTGCGAGACATCTTCGGTTGGCTGCGTGACGATGGCACGCGTCGATATCGCATCGCCTACATCGAGGTACCACGAAAGAACGGCAAGTCGAGTTTCGCGGCAGGCATCGCTCTCTACCTGTTGCTCTGCGACAAGGAACAACGACCACAGGTCTACTCATGTGCGGGGGACCGTGACCAGGCACGCATCGTGTTTAATGCGGCGCGGGCGATGGTCGAGCGTGGAAGCCAGCCACTCAAGGACAAGGCCGAACTGCGGCAGTACCAGATTAGAGCCCGAGCGAACGGCGGGTGGTACGAGGCATGTAGTGCGGACGATTACAAGGGCCACGGTCTCAGCCCGCACGGCATCATCTTCGACGAGTTGCATGTGCAGCCCAATCGTCTCCTCTGGGATGCCATGCTGTCCGGTCGCGGTGCTCGACGGCAACCACTCGTAGTGGCCATCACAACGGCGGGGCATGATCGCTCCTCGATCTGCTGGGAGATGCACCAGCGGGCGAAGGCCGCAATCGCGAATCCTGAAGCGGACCCGACGTTCTACGCTGTCATCTTCGGGGCCGATGAACAGGACGACTGGAAGAGCGAGGAGGTGTGGCGGAAGGCGAACCCTAATCTCGGCGTGTCGGTGAGTCTAGAGTTCCTCCGCGAAGAATGCACAGCGGCCCAACACAATCCGGCCCATGAGAACGTATTCCGCAATCTCTACCTCAATCAGTGGACCCAGCAGGCCATCCGCTGGATTCAGCTTGATGCGTGGGATAAGTGCCAGTCCGACATTACACTCGATGAGTTCGCGGGCGAACCGTGCTGGGCATCCCTCGATCTTGCATCGACCCGCGACATCAACTCCCTCTCGCTGCTGTTCCGGCGTGACAACGACTACCACGTCTACAACCGCTACTGGATGCCTCAGACACCGCGTGACATCAAGGCCCGGGCGGATCGCGTAACCGTCGAGAACTGGGGCAAGCAGGGGCTCATTAGGCAGACCGAGGGCGACGTTACCGATTATCGCGTGATCGTTGATGACATCATCGAACTGATGGAGCGTTTCGATCTTCAGGTGCTGGCCTACGACCCGTGGGGACCGGCTCGGGCGATGGCACAGATGCTCGTTCAGTCTGGCTTTCCCGAAGACAAACTGCGAGAATTCCGCCAGAATATCGGCTCGTTCGCGGCACCCTCGAAGGAGTTCGAGCGACGGGTCGGGAACGCGACAATCAAGCATGATGGCGACCCGGTGCTGCGGTGGATGGTCGGGAACGTCGCGGCATTCAGGGATAACAATGACAACATCCGCCCGAGTAAGCATCGGTCGGCAGACAAAATCGACGGAGTGGTAACGACGATCATGTCGTTAGGGCTGGCGATGGCGGAGATGCAGAGCGGGTCGGTTTACGAGACTTCGGGGAGCCTGTTGCTATGACGATGCTGGCGAATGTCCGTCGGAGTCTTGCCCAGTGGATCGCGCCGTCATCGCGTGCGATGCCGCAGCAGGTGGCCGACGCACTGCTCTCCCGATCCGCTGCCGGGGTGCCGGTCAACGAATCGACGGTTCTCACATCGTCGGCGGTGTTCGCTGCCATCCGGATCATCGCCGAGACCATCGGCCAGATTCAGTGGGAGGTCTACGAGCGACGCGGGGAGTCCGATGTCGAGCTCTACGACCATCCGCTGGCGTACCTGCTGGACCGCGAACCGAATCCCGAGATGACGGCGTTCTCGTGGCGGGTGGCGATGCTCACATCGTACTACCTGCATGGGAACATGATCGCCGAGATCGAGCGAGACGGTGCGGGTCGGCCCGTGTCGTTGTGGCCGATCCATCCCGGGCGAGTCGAGATCCACCGCAACGGCGGCGGGCTGATGTACCGCGTCCGCAATGAGACGGGGCAGATCGAGGCAGAGTTGCCAGCGGCCAACATCTATCATGTCCCGCTGATGGCTGGCGATGGCGTGGTCGGGCGTGGGCTGGTGCATCGAGCGAAGGACTCCATTGGGCTTACGCTGGGGATCGAGAAGTATTCGGCCAGCAGCTTCGCCAACGGCGCACAGCCTGGCGGGATTCTCAGGCACCCCAACAAGCTGACCGCAGACGCGAGGGCGAACATTCGGGGCGAGTGGGAGGCACTGCACAGGGGAGCGAACAACGCCGGGCGGATTGCAGTCTTGCAGGAGGGGATGGAGTTCCAAGCCATCCAGATGTCGGCGACCGATACGCAACTCATCGAGCAGCGGCAGTTCCAGCTAACCGAGGTAGCCCGCTGGTTCAACCTGCCCCCGCACTTGTTGCGGGACTTGAGCCGGGCGACCTTCGGCAACATCGAGCACCAGTCGCTGGAGTACCTGACCTACACCGTCAGGCCGATCACGGTGGCGATGGAGCAGGAGGCCCAACGGCGGCTGCTTACCGCGACGGAGAAGGCCACTCACTACACCGAGTTGGACATCGACGACCTGTCATTGGCAGATCGTCAGAGCCGATTCGCGGCGTATGCTGTGGCCCGACAGAATGGGTGGATGTCCGCGAACGAGATCCGAGATGAGGAAGGCATGGACCCGATTCCTGGGGACGAGGGTGACGCGTTCTTGGTCAACGGGAACATGGTCCCGATCTCGATGGCGATGGCGGCGACCCCGAAGACCGCACCGGTCGCAAGCCAGACGCTGGTCGTGGATGACGAGGACGACACCGACCCGCCACAGGATGAGCAGATCAGGGCGGCGTTTGTGGAAGTCTTGGCGGGTGCCATGGGCAAGCTGAGCAACAAAGAAGCATTGCAGGCGATGTCGGCGGCGAAGAAGCCGGGCAAGTTCCTTGGGTGGCTGGACGAGTTCTACGCCGACCATCGCTCGGCATTGGTTGAGACCCTCGGTCCCATCGTGCGAGCGTACACGCTGGCGACCGGACGGCAACTCGATACGGCTGGCATCGTTGAGCAGCACATCCGGCAGCGGCGGGAATCTCTGCTCGAAGTGGCAGGCAAGGCGACTGCGGACCTGCTCCCCGCGATGGTTGAGAACACGGTGAGCGGATGGAACTTGGAAGCGATTCGGTCATTCTCTCGGGAGGTCTGCAATGGAACGTGAAGAACGGGCACTGGTCGCCGAGGGTCTGGAACTGCGGGCCGAGGGCGAGACGGGCAAGCTGACGCTGCGTGGTTACGCTGCGGTGTTCAACTCCCTCAGTGAGCAACTGCCCGGGAACAACGGGACATTCCGCGAGGTGATCCGGCCCGGAGCGTTCCGGGACTCGCTCGCCCAAGGTGCCGACGTGCGGTTCCTGCTCAATCACGAGGGGCTTCCGCTGGCCCGCACTACCTCGGGGACGCTGCGCCTCAAGGAGGACAGCAGGGGACTCGTGATTGATGCGGACCTCGAC